CGCAGAATACGATGCACGTATAGCCCAACTAGATGAAGCATCTGATGCAGAAGAATGGCAAAAGAGTACTAAAAAGTTTGTAAAGGAGTCTCGTGATGTGAACCCCACAGTACGTACTCCTGAATTAGAAAACTCAACAATGGATCTTATTGATGGTAAGATTACTAGAGAACAGCATTTAAAGAATGTAGATGAGTTTAAACCTGTTGACCCATGGGATGCACTTCCAAGAGAACCCTCTGATAAAGCTACTGTGTTTTCACTAAAGCCTAATCAACGGAAGGATGGTTTCTTTGTACTTCCAGAAGCAGAAGCGGAAAGATTAGGAGTAGTTAAGTCTGCTTTAGCTGTTGGTCAACGCTTCTTAGGGCGTTTGGATATACCTGCATATAAGGATTATGACACATGGATCGTTGCAGGTAAGTCTCCTAAAGGGGAGAAAGGTACAGTTTATGCTAAGGCTATACATTATGGTAGTGAAGACGGTAAACCTGTAGTATTTAGAGCTTCGCAAGGTAAAAGCGAGAATATAGGTAAGGGTAAGGCTGACCCAAACTACCACCCAGATACTCATGAGAAAACAGGTTATGCTACTGTTGATGGCATAGTACAGGATTTAGATGTAGACTCTATTCGAGCCAAAGCAGCACAATACCTTAACGATCCAGAGTGGACACAGGTAGGCTTTGATCCTCGCAGACAGGGTGGCTTCTATGTACGTGCTGGTGATAACAAACATGTGCCAGTACGTGAAGCAAGTGAAGTAATACAAATAGGGCCGCTAGTCTTAGCCCGTAATGCAAAACTAGACTTTGAACACACAGGCTATGCAGAGGGTGGAGCAGTAATGGATGAACAAATGGAACTTCTCTTCGATGAGGGTGGTATCTCTGATGATGGTATGAATGTAGATCCTGTGAGTGGTAACGAGATACCTCCCGGTTCTATGGCCTCAGAAGTACGTGATGACATCCCTGCTCAACTAAGTGAGGGCGAATATGTTGTACCCGCTGATGTAACACGTTTCTTTGGAGTTAAGTTCTTTGAAGACCTACGTGCTGAAGCTAAACGTGGCTTAATGGCTATGGAAGCTAATGGACGCATCGGTGGTGAGCCTGTAGGCATGGAAGACCCACGTGGTGATGAAGGAGCGCTTACACCTGAAGAGATGGCTGTACTTGAAGAGATGGGTATGGCAATAGGTGGCTTTGTACAACAGTCTTCTCCCGTAGCTATGGGCAATACAGGCTATGCTGAAGGTGGTTTAGAAGATGGTACTACTCCTACGTTTGACCCTTCAATGTTTACCGCTGGGTATAGCTTCAGGCCCCCTTCTACTACGCAAGCGCCTACAGTAACTACTGTAATGCTGTACAGCCCTGATGGTCTTACAACACAAGCCTTCTCTTTACCTGCTCAGCAAACAGAGTACGATGCAAAGTTAGCAGAAGGTTGGAGTACTACACAGGTACAAACACCAGAGGTTACTACAGAAACCAGTGTAGATAAAGATGACGGTCCAGTAAAACCCACTACAGGTAAAGATAATAAGCCGTTCAGTGAGATGACACCTGATGAGCTTAAAGAGGCGTACAGTAGCAACCTAAAAGCACGTACCCTTATGCGAGGTATGGCGTTAATAAATCCAGTGTTAGGTTTGGCAGGTCTAGGTGCGATAAAGTTCGCTGAGTCACAGATCATACAAAACATGAAAGACAAAAGGGTAGATATTCCTGATCCAGAAGAAGATAGCAATATCCTTTCATGGTTCTCCGAAACATTCGGTATTAAGAAAGATGAAGAGCCTACCTTATTAAGAGGTAGAGATATGAGTATTACGCCAGCAGGTGCTACTACTGCAAGCGCAATGTCACAGGCTCAAGTACAGGAAGGTATTGACTACGCTGAAACAGGCGATGATAGGGATGATTCTTGGGATGGTGGTCAGGTAGCTGTAAATCAAACAGCACCTGATGTAACTAGCAGTGCTGCTGAGTCACAGGCTGCGGCACAGGCGGCTGCAGATGAACTAGGAGTACCTCTTGCTACAGGCGGTAGAGCTAAAGGCGGCTTGATGCAGAAGAAAAAGAAGAAGTAAGACTACCAACACTAACTATAAGGCTACCCAGCAATAACGCTGGCCCCACATAAAAGGACTAACAAATGTCGGAAGCACAACTTATCAAGACAGACTCTATGTCACATGAGCGCAACGCTAAACGTGTTGCACGAGATGAGGCAGAACTAAAAGAGCTACTACAGCAGGCAGGTGTCATTGATGATACTGAGGAAGAAGCGCCTCAACAAGAAGATACTGCTGTAAAAGCTGCACCTGTAGAAGAGCGTAAAGCAGAAGTTAAACCTACAGAAGAGTCTGATGATACAGAGCTGAGCGCAGAAGAGAAGAACTTCAAGAAGCGTTATGGTGATCTACGCCGCCATGTACAAGACAAAGAGCAGGAGTGGAAGATTAAGTTTGAACAACTGGAATCTCAACTCAACGCAGCTGCTAAGAATGAGCTTGTACTCCCTAAGTCAGAACAGGACATCGAAGCATGGGCTAAGAAGTACCCTGACGTAGCGGGTATCGTTGAGGCTATCGCTGATAAGAAAGCTAATGAACGTGCGGCTGACTTGGATGGACGCTTGAAGGAGATCGAAGAGCTTCGCACCACAGCTAAACGTGAGAAGGCTGAAGCTGAACTTGCTTCACTGCATCCTGACTTCGGTGACATCCGTAAAGATGATGCCTTCCACGACTGGGCAGAGGAACAACCTAAGTGGGTACAAGACGCACTATACGAGAACTCTGAAGACGCTAAGTCTGTAGCTCGTGTGATTGACTTGTACAAGAGTGATAAAGGTATTACAAGTAAGAAAGCATCTAGCTCTGACAAGGGCGCAGCGGCTTCTATAACAACTAAACGTACTACTTCACCTAACCACGAAGAATCATCTAACTACCTACGTGAATCACAAGTAGCTAAGATGTCTATGAAGGAATACGAGAAACGTGCTGAGGATATATTTGAAGCCCAGCGCCAAGGAAAGTTTATTTACGATATGTCAAAGAAATAACTTGACAAGGACTTCATTGTAAGTAAAACTATAGGCATGTACAGTATTAGGTATCAACTATATGTACATGCTTTTAACTAAGCACTAGCCACACCAAAAGAACTACCTCAGACTATAGGCCCAGCGCTCAACGGACGGCCATCCTTAGAGCAACGCTGACTACCCTACTAAGACGAGCCTCTTTCAAGTGGGTATGTAGTGTCTATCTTCACGCCATATCTTTGAAAGGAATCAATCATGGCTATTACTTCCGCTAGTGGTGGATTTAACGGGAGCTTCTCCCCGATTATCTACTCCAAACAGGCGCAAATCGCTCTGCGCAAAACTGCAGTAACTAACGCTGTAACTAACAACTCTTACTTTGGTGAGATTGCTAATCAAGGTGATACAGTACGTATCCAAAAAGAGCCTGACGTAACCGTCAACGCTCTGCAGCGTCACACAGGTATCTCAGTAGAGAAACTTGATGACCAAGACTTCTCTCTCACCATTGACAAAGCTAACTACTTTGCTTTCAAAATGGATGACATTGAAGAGCAATTCTCTCACGTTGACTTCACCTCTTTGGCTGCTGATCGTGCTGCTTATAAGATGGCTGACGCAATGGACGAAGAGTGCTTGGGTTACTTGTCTGGTTACACTGGTGGCGCTGGCTCTTGGGCCGCCAACACAACAGCTTCTGGCGATAAAGCCAATGCTGCTGCTGGTACTGACGAACTGCTTGCATCCAACAAACTGGACGCAACAGCCTTCGGTAACTTGACTATCTCTGCTACAGCTACTGCGGGTGACTCCATCCCATTGGCTCCACGTTTGCCAGGTGCAACTGCCCTGTCTGCAACAACTGTTTCTCCTTTGTCAGTCATCGCTCGTATGGCTCGTCGTTTGGACGTACAGAATGTTGACTCACGTGGTCGTTGGGTCATCGTCGATCCAGTGTTTGTTGAGATGCTGAAAGACGAAGACTCTCGTGTACTGAACGCCGACTTCGGTGGTTCGGGCCTCATGAATGGTCTGGTTCTGAACAACCTGCATGGCTTCCGTGTATATGTATCCAACAACCTGCCTTACCTCGGTACAGGCGCTGGTACAACTGGTACAACTGCACAGGCTACCAACTTCGGTGTTATCGTAGCTGGTCAGGACGATGCTGTTGCTTCTGCTGAGCAGATCAACAAAGTTGAGAACTACCGTGATCCAGACAGCTTTGCTGATATTGTTCGTGGTATGCACCTCTATGGTCGCAAGATCCTGCGCCCAGAGGCTCTTATCACAGCAAACTACAACGCTGCTTAATCGCACTTAGTCTGTCGGGCTGGTCTCTTAGGAGGCTGGCCCTTCAGCTTACTTAAGGGTAGGATAACTCTATGGCTACTTACGTATCGCTAGTTAATGAATTACTAAGACGCATGAACGAAGTCACACTTGATACTGCAGGTGATGGCTTTGATACAGTGCGTAACGTTCAAGCTCTAGCTAAAGATGCAATCAACAGTAGCGTTAGACTTATTCTACAGGACGGTCAGGAGTGGCCTTTCCTTAAAGTTACATATACTCAAACTATGACAGCTGGCACACGTCAGTATGACTTCCCTTCAAACTACTCTAGTGTTGACTGGGATACGTTCTACATCAAACAGCTTGCATCACAGGGTAACGGACCACGTAGGCTCTCTCCTATCTCTTATGAGTCCTACATCCAGAACTTCCGTACAGGTGATGACACAGGCGATACTGTTAATGGTGAAGCTGCTCCTACAACTGTGTATCAAACCTTTGAAGAGAAGTTTGGTGTTACACCTATTCCGAATGCAGCATACGAGATTGAGTATGTCTACTGGTCTTACCCTAATGACATGACAGTGTACAATGATGTATGTGTTATCCCTGATCGTTTTAAGCACGTACTTATTGACGGTGCAATGATGTTTATGATGCGCTTCCGTAGCAACGAGCAGAGTGCTGCAATGCACCAGAATAACTTTGAGGATGGCATTAAGTCTATGCGCCGTGTCTTAATGGATGATGCTATTGAGTTACGTTCTACTGTAGTTACACGAGGTAACACTACCTCATTTAATGGCGGTTACTAATGGCTGATAATCTAGCCTCCTTTAAAGTGTTCTGCCAAGGCGGTCTTAACACCAGTCGTGATGAGCTATCACAGGGTGAGACACAGCCGGGTTCAGCTATCTCGTTGATTAACTACGA